TTCTATAATATAATTATTCAATCTTTTATAATATTTAAAAAGTGGTTCTATTTATATAATAAATTATGAGAAAACCACTTGGAGATTCTCCGTTTTATCTTAATATGATTGGAGTGATGGATGATGGAATGAGAAAAAACTATATTACTAATAATATTTGTATAGGTGATAAAGATAGTAGTTATATGAATTTTGATGTGGTTGTTAATATGAATTATCCTTATAATCGTATACCTCATGGAAAAATCGGACGGCGTGAAGAATCAGTACATAAAAATAATTGTACATTATATCTTGTAGGTTTATGTGATCATGATAGTGAAAATATTAATGACTATATTGATATTATTATCCCCAAACTTCAAAAAAGATATGAAGAAAATAATGATACTAAATTTTTATTTCATTGTTTTGCTGGGAAAAGTCGAAGTGTAGCTATTACATTAGCATTTATGATAAAAGTTATGAGAATTTCATTTGATGATGCATTATCTCTTATAAAAGAGGAGCGACCTATTATTATACCACGTCCATTATTTATAGAAAATATAAGAGATAAAAACTATGATTCATTATCAGGAAATATATAATTTTACTGTGATATAAAGATAAATAAATTACAAATATTATATGGAAAAATTAATATTATCTTTTGATGTAGGAGTAATCCATTTATCTTATTGTCTTATGACTAAGAAAACATTTACCAAAGCAGATGGTACTCAATATAATGATTGGCATATTATAGATTGGAATAATATTGATTTAACTGAACGTGATGAAATGAAATGTAGTTGTGGGAAGAAAGCAAGTCTTACAAATACTATTAATGGTACTACTTATTATTATTGTAAGCCACATGCTAAGAAAGTAGAAGTTGTTACTAAACCTTTTGATGAATGTTTTACTGTTACTGAAATAAAATCAGCTTGTATTACTTGTGGTAAGAATGCAAAATATAAAGATACCACTAACAATTATTGTACCACTCACGCCAAAGCATTATATAAAACAACTATAAAATCAAATGATTTGAAAAGTTTTAAAATTAAAAGTTCAAGAACTCTAAATTTCGATGATGTTAAATATAGTCTTATGATGGTCTTGGAATCAAAACCAAATCTATTAGCGGCTGATTATGTGGTTATTGAGAATCAACCTTCATTTAAAAATCCTAGAATGAAATCAATTGCATCAACAATATATGATTATTATCTTATTCGTGGAATCCTTGATAAAAATATAACCAAATCAAATATATCTCATGTTAAATTCATGTCACCTTCTAATAAATTAAAATTAGCAAATGAAGGGGATACAAAACAATTGATTAAAGTGAAGAAAGAATCAGTAGAAGAAGGTAAAGATACTAAAGCTTATAAATTAACAAAAAGTCTAGGTATTAAATATTGTAGTGATATGATTACCCATTTACCTGAATGGGCAAAACATTTTAATAGTTTTAAGAAGAAAGATGATATGGCTGGTTCTTTCTTACAAGGAGCATATTTTTATACTTCATTACAACCAACAAAATCTATGAAACAATCTGTTGTACAATCTACTGTTAAAAACCTAAATAATCAAAAAAAGAATGAAATAGAAGTATAACAATTGTTGGAGTTCTTATTAGATAATTTCTTGCTTAATAAAAAATTGAATTAAACAATTAATAAGTTATAATTATAAATTATTAATGTCAAATGAATATATGTTCACTACTATGCCGAAAATCGGCACAATTGTTTTGGCTGTTTTTACAAAACAGAAGGATGGTTATTTTGAAGCAAAATTAGTTGATTATCCATATGAAGGAATTATGAATTTTAAAGATGCTACTAAACGTCGGAGAATTTCTAGTTGGAATCAAATTGTACCACTTAATAAAGAAATGGTTACATCTATTGAAGCGATTGATAAAGATACTATTCAATTATCTACTGCTTATTTTGAAGATGTTAAATTTAAAGATATGGATGTAATGCAAATTCAACATGAATTAATGATTCCATTTAATGAAAATAAAATGTTTCGTAAATTTCTGATTTCATTATGTAAAATCCATAATTATGAATTTTCAGATATTTGGCGAACTTTTATTGATGATATTAATTCATTATATGAGGAATATATGGAAGATGCTGAAGAAGAAATCTCAATGTGGAAATATTTTATTAGTAATTTTGATGAATTTGTAGAAAATACAAATCTAAATGAAATGATTGTTATGAATATGAAAGAATTATATGAGAAGAATAATGAAATTGAAATTAATAAGATTGTATCTCGTATTGGAGTTATTTCACTGGGGGGGATCATGGGAACTAAACAACTATTTACAAATGTAACTAAAAATATTAAATATAATTATACTCTTAAATATGAAGCTGCTCCATATTATATGTTTGAAACGAGTTCAGAAGATACAAGTGATGATACGCATTCTAATTTTGTTAAAATGTTAGAATCTGAATCTGCTAAAATGAATAGTTCCAAAGTGTTTATTAAAACTGATTACATTGCTAGAAAAATTTAGTATTTTTAGTGTTAGAATTTTTTCTGAGTTAGAATTTTTTCTTAGATTTAATTAATCCCATAGTTGTTTCTAAATTTAATTGATTTGATTTTATTGGTTTACTACGTTTAATCTTATATTCTGATTCTATTTCAGAATAAATTTTATTTAATTTATCAATTGGAACTTCCTTTAATTTATTAAGTTTATATGATTCTTCTATTTGCATCTGTCTTGAAATTAATGGTGGATGTAATACAATATATTCTTTATTATTCATTACTGAATTCTCTCTAAACTTGGGAAGAGATAGGGTTCCACCATATTCTTCAAGAGTCATCCAATGAGGAGCTGCTACTATTTCTTTATATTCAGAATATGTTTTATAATATAATAAATTCATTAATGATTCGCGTTTCCACGAAAGACTATCATTTAAATCTAAATTATAACTTTTCATACAATTATAACTACAGAAATGACCAATACAATAAAATGTATCATTATAAAAATCTTCTGGTAATTGTACAGATGGTGTTGTAAAAATATTTCTACACCACCAACATTTTGTATTTTTTGTAAAATTTAATATATGAATCATTATTTTACTAATACTATTATTATTATTTCTAGTATTAGTCATACTAGTTGCCATAGTTGTAGTAATACTTTCACTTGTTTCATTATCTTCAGTTAGCTTAAGTTTATTTATATCATTCTCCGATTTAATAAATATACCACAATCTTCTACTTCCTTATTATTTATTTCATTTATTGTTATCGGCAAATGAAATATTATATTTTCTTCTTCACTGTTTATATTTGATATAAGAGTTACTGCATCATTTTTGTTTATCAATACATTAAAATTCTTTGGTTTACGACCTCGTTTTTTCTTTATTAATATTTCGGACATTTACATAGTAATGATAATTATTCTTTAAATTCATAAGAAAATAAATTTAAAGAAAAGCTTTTCAAACCCATACAGTTATGCAAAGTTATTATTCAATAACAATTCCAGCTTTTTTCTTTTTAGCCATACGTCTTCGAGGATTATTTTCACTTAATGTTGTTTCAGATACTAATCTATCATTTTGAGATGATGTTTCATCTTGTGTCTCTGTATTTCCACCAAAGCTACGTGCCTTTGGTGTTGAATTAACATTATGAATTCTACTTAAAATATCTTTAACTTGATCAGGAGCTCTAATATCAGGTCTATCCACTTTTAATTGATTGGCTGGAATGGTTTTAGGCAATGGTTTAGCATTTGCTGCAACAGGTTCATTAAATATTTGAGAATTTAAAATATTTCCAATAGATGAAGATGTATCAAATTGATTATTTTGATTTTGAGAGCTATTGTTATTTTGCATTTGTTCCATTTGTTTTTGCATTTGTTGCATTTGCATTTGTTGTTGGGCCATTTGTTGTTTCATTTTAAGTTCTACATCTCTCTTCTTTAATTCTTCTTTTTGTTGTTGAATATTTAATTCTTGAGGGGATACAAATTGTGATGTCTCTTTGCTACCAGGATTTATAATTTTACTTAATAATCCTGGATTAGAAGCTAACATACTATCTAAACCAGGCATTTTAGATGCTTGTGATTTAGTAAAATGGAAAGCTGATGCAGATGCAATAATAAGATATACTAATTTAATCTCTGGTGCCATCTTCTTTCCACTGCCTTTATATTTTTCGTATAATTCTTCTAATACATCTTCCCAACTATCAATTTCAACTGACATATGTTCACCCCAACCTGATAAATGGAAATCAAATGGGTCATATTTATCATTTAAAAATTCAATAACTGATGCTGCTTGTAATAAACCATTTCTAAATATTTTAACACCATTTCTCTTATCTGCGAAACTTTTTAATAAATCATATTCGTATTCCATTTCTTCTAATGAAGAATTGAAATCATACTCTTTTGTTAATTTATATCCTTTTGTCTTAATCTCTGATAATTTACGTAATAATTCTATTTTTCTCATCCTAATTTCCTGAGCTGTTAAAACTTTTGGCATATCAACCGATTCAGGTTTTTCTATAGGTCTAGGTAATGGTGGTATTGTGGGTCTAGGAGATACTTCACTTTTCTTTTCAGATTGAGTGACGCGAATGCTCTCAACTTTTGTACGAGATTCGGAACTTCTTTTTCTGGATGAATCACTACTACTTGGTGAATCGGATTCAGTCTTTTTCATCATATTATTAAATTCTGAAGATTCTGTTTCGGATTCTTTTAGAACTATTTTAGTTGGATTGGCAATCATATTAAAATAGAAATCTGTATCAGTTGATTGCGGCTTCTTATCTTCTAATAGATTTGCCCCTTTTGAATCTTGATAGTTTATACGAACTTCTGAGGATGACGTTTCTGAATTTGACATATTAATATTATTAATATTCTTTCCTTTAACTTAACGCAATAAAAGCCTTTTGAAAATAGTATTATTGTTATGTAATAATTGTTACATAGAAACAAATGTTTCTACATCTTCAATATTACTATAGTGATTTTTTAATTGTGTTGGAGATACAGGACTTTCTACTGCTGATTCAGTATCTATTTTATAATCAACTTCTGTGAAATCCTCAAAAGGTAATGTTTCATCAATATCATTTTCTAAATAAGCTATATTGGCCATAGTTTCAACCTCATTAAGATATTCAGCGGGTTCTTCTAATTGAAGAGATGGTTCAACTTGTACATCTTCTTCCTCGCAACTATTTTCACCTAATTTGTAACCAACCGAAGTAAATGCATTAATTGTTTCTCTCTTTTGAAGGTAATCTAATGTCATAACAAATGCGATTGCAATGATAATTGCCATTGCGGGATTCTTATTAGCTCGTACAACAACTAAAAATAAAATAATAATTTTAAATATACTGTATGAAAATAAAACTTTGACAAATGATGGTAAATTGGGACCTAATGTCACTGCATATAAACCAATCATTATTGTTAGTGCGGTTGAGATGTATTTATCGTTTAGTATATCGGATAGCATTATATATAATTATATTTAGATATTTTTTATTTATTACCATTTTTATTTTGTGAAATGATAAACAAATTTTTATTAGGATCTAATTTTACCAGTTATTAATAATATTTTAATCTGATTAAACATATGATTATCTGGGTGTTCATTAATAAATAGTGGCATATTATTATCATTTATCAAATTTAAGAATTTTAATGTATCTTGTAATTTTGTATTATTTTGTAGTTCTCCATAAAATTCAACCATTTTATTATTTATGTTGTCTCTTACTTTAGAGTCTGCCTTTGCTCTCCTAACAAGGGTTCTTGCGTCATCATCCACTTTAATAATATCATATTTTGGATAATCTATAATATTGTTATTATCAGGTAATTTTGATGATTCAGTAAATTGCTCATCAAATTTTACTATTGATTTAATTAATAGATAACCTAATATAATAAAAATTATATTCTTAATAATTTTACAATCCATTTATATTTTAATTTAGAAATTATTATCTCCTATTTAGCAATAGGAAAATGAACTATTGTTCACTAGAAGATGCATGGGGGGAAAAACCCTCTATGCTTCCACAAAAAGAAAAGACTAAGGATATCCCGCAAGAACCCCCACCACAAGAACAATCATTTCGGGAACAATTTAGTATGATTACACAAGATAATGAAAGATTAAGTAAAATAAAAAAACACGTTGAAGAAATTTATAATTGTGATGGAATTATGAATCATCTTCGTCATTGTAGAACATGTTATAATAAGATGAAACAGAATTTTTCACGACCAACTAGACCTAGTTTAACCGAACATTTTGAGGATTTGATAGATGATAATAGAGATTCTATTGTATTAATTTTAGTTGGAATATCT